TTACGGGGTAATGCCAACCGCTGCCGCCACTTTGTCGCCACTTGGCAGCGTTGCCAGAGGATTGAAACGGAGCGCCGTTTCCAGATGATCCGGTGCCAGATGTGCGTAACGCATAGTCATTTTTATATCGTGGTGTCCGAGAATTTTTTGTAAGGCCAGAATGTTTCCACCCGACATCATGAAGTGCGCCGCAAACGTATGGCGCAGAACGTGTGTGAGTTGACCGCGAGGGAGCACGATAGACGTTTTTTCCATCACGGATAAAAATTGAAAATAGCAGTCTGTGAAGAAATTGAACCCATCAAGCGCCATGATCTCTTCGTAAAGCTCTTTACTGATAGGGATGCTTCTGTTTTTCTTCCCCTTCGTTCTTACAAAGGTAATTCGGTATTTGGTCACCTGTGAACGAGTAAGATTTACGGCTTCTCGCCAGCGTGCGCCTGTGCTTAAGCATATCTTAACTACCAGTGCCAGAATTGGGTCCTGACGTTTGCAATCAGCCAGTAATTCAACAATCTGCTCATGGGTAAGCCATGCCATCTCTTTTTCTGCGATGGTGAATTTTCGCATGTTCTCCAGTGGGTTCGGATACGACCATTCGCCCAGGCGGGATAGTTCGCTAAAAACACTACTTAGATAGCTTTGCTCCAGGTTAATGGTGACCGGGCTTGCTCCTTTCTTCCATTTCTCGCTGAAGTAGATCTCACCTGTCAGGCGTTTATCTCGATAGTGGGCAAACATTTTAGAGGTTAGATCAGTTGCAAGGGGATTGCCCAGAGCGTCAACCATCAGCAGCAATTTGTCATAGACATGCTGCCCAGCAGTCAGTGATTTACCATGTAGTTTGAACCATAGCTCAACCACGTCTTTCAGTGTTCGACGATCCACTGATTCACCTAGCCAGGGCTTTGCTTCGGTTTCTTCCATCGTGTGACGCTCAAAAGCCAGTGCTTCGCCTTTGGTGGCGAATTGTTTACGCACACGACGCCCACTACGTCCGGCGGGGTAACATTCGCAAAGCCATTTTCCTGTGGTGAGTTTTCGTACAGCCATAAAAAATGCCCTCCAATAGAGAGCATTTTTACTGTATGTATAACCAGTGTCAATGTATGAAATCCTGCGACCATACATCTCACTGAAGCCATAATGAAGTAGGCTATTCTTTTTGCTATGTGATCATGTAACTTTTGCGGTTAACCTGTGGCTCATTTTTATTTTAGGCGCAGATATAAAAGCAAAAGTTATCGTGAGTTTTTAGTACAGATTTTTTTGGATTTACTAATAGTTCCATCATTGCAAACGAATTTGCCATCAGAGGTACAGTGAGAAACACCTCCCTTTTTCCCTGAGCAGGGATAATTTCTAGCATAGGTAGCTAGTGGGTTTAATAACAAAGAACATGACAAAACCACAAAAAATACCTTACCAAGCATAATTTCCTCCCGGTACTATTTAACATACTTGACTGTTAAACTTATAATTTTACCAATTATTTCAATGTCTTCTATCTTACATTCAAAGGCTCTGTTTCCACCCTCGACGAAGATTCTTCCACCGGGTAAACGAGTAATGTCACGGATCGTTATTTCGCCATCAATACTTATTACCCATTTACCATCACGTATATCATCAAATTCCTTATCACAAATAAATTCAGAATTATTATCTGTGATTACAAAAAGATTCTTGAATGCCGACGGTAGAAATTCTCTATCGAAAATATAAAAACCGTCTTCACACAAGGCCCCATCAGATAATACATATTTAGCAACTTCCATAGTATTTGTATTACCTGAAGTTTGCTTTGAACCATGCCCGGTTGTGAGCCAATTAAGCGAGGTGCCTGTTTCAAGGGCGCACTGGATTACCCATTCTGCTGGGAATGAGTCACGCATGTAGCGTGTGGCGAGTGTACTTTTAGAGATTCCTAAATGATCGCACAACGCCTGTCGAGTCTTGAATCCATAAGCTTCTACCATGCGCTCTATGGCGCCTCGTCCGCCTTTCTCCAAATTCATGGTCACTCCAAGTGAACTTTTATCTTGACGATTTCAACGTGCGATCGTATGTTTATGGTGTTCACAAAATACAAACGATCCGTATTCGTCCTGATTAATCATCATTAAACGAGGAATGTTGCATCATGAGACCTAACATTTCAATCACTCTTACCACGCCTCATGTGACTATTGAACGCTATAGCGAGCTGACAGGGCTATCCATCGATACCATCAATGACATGTTGGCTGATGGACGCCTTATCCGTCACCGTCTGCGCAAAGATAAAAAACGCGAAAAAGTGATGATCAACATAGCAGCAATGACCGTTGATGCGCTTTCAGAATGCAATCTAAACCTTAATTAGTTCGATTCTGAAATACATCAGAGGCATTGACCATGTTTGATTACCAAGTTTCCAAACATCCACATTTTGATGAAGCCTGTCGTGCATTTGCACTGCGCCACAATCTGGTGCAACTGGCAGAACGTGCAGGCATGAATGTGCAGATTCTGCGGAACAAGCTGAACCCAGCTCAGCCTCATTTATTAACCGCACCAGAAATCTGGCTGCTTACCGATCTGACTGAAGATTCAACGCTGGTAGATGGTTTTCTGGCACAGATTCATTGTCTGCCATGTGTACCGATTAATGAGGTGGCAAAAGAGAAACTGCCACATTACGTCATGAGTGCAACCGCAGAGATCGGGCGTGTTGCTGCAGGTGCGGTGTCTGGCGATGTAAAAACCTGTGCCGGTCGTCGTGATGCTATCAGCAGCATTAACTCTGTAACACGACTGATGGCGCTGGCGGCTGTTTCATTGCAGGCCCGTTTACAGGCTAATCCTGCGATGGCGAGTGCAGTTGATACCGTGACTGGCCTCGGTGCTTCATTTGGTTTGCTGTGAGGTGCTTATGCTGACGAAAGAACCATCATTTGCATCGCTGCTGGTTAAACAAAGCCCGGCAATGCATTACGGTCACGGCTGGATCATGGGGGAGGATGGTAAACGCTGGCATCCGTGCCGTTCACAAGATGAATTGCTGGCAGAACTATCTACGAAAAAACGGGGGAACAAATGGCTATTGAAGGCACTGCGGCGACTGTTCCATTAAGCCCCGGTGAACGCCTGAATGGACTTAATCACATTGCGGAGTTAAGGGCGAAAGTTTTTGGCCTGAATATTGAGTCAGAGCTTGAGCGGTTTATTAAAGATATGCGTGATTCACGGGATATTAATAGCGAACAAAATAAACGGGCACTGGCTGCCATATTCTTTATGGCAAAAATTCCAGCTGAACGTCATAGCATCAGCATTAATGAGCTGACCACTGACGAAAAGCGGGAGTTGATTAAAGCAATGAATCATTTTCGTGCAGTGGTGAGCTTATTTCCCAGACGGCTAACCATGCCGAATTAACCAACTAATGAAATTAATGGCGTAAACCCGCCGGGCATCCCTTTATCTAAATTCAGGAGAATTGATTATGCGTAATATTGAAACCCTCTCGACCAAAACCGGACCGGATGACGCAGGGCTTAATATTTTACTGACAGAGGCTCGTCTGGAAGAACGCCGGGCAAGGGCTGAAGCAATGGCAGCTCGCCTTGATAGCCTGGCGTGTCATATCACATCCCGCCAGCTAACCCACGTCGAAGCGGCAGAACTGCTTCGTGTGACTGCTGAAGCAATCCAGAACGAAGCGCAGGAGATCCACTAATGGCTGATGCAATGGATCTCGTACAGCAGCGCGTTGAAGAAGAACGCCAACGCCATATCCGTGCTGCCCGTGCCAAAACGCCGGGCGTGTCCCGCGTGCTTTGCATTGAGTGTGAAGCGCCAATTCCGCCAGCACGCCGCCGTGCCATTCCGGGTGTGCAGCTTTGCATTACCTGTCAGGAAATCGCAGAGCTGAAAGGCAAACATTACAACGGAGGTGCTGTATGAGCACCATCCTGAAATGGGCGGGAAATAAAACTGCCATAATGTCCGAACTAAAAAAACATCTTCCTGCTGGCCCGCGACTGGTTGAACCTTTCGCGGGTTCCTGTGCTGTGATGATGGAGACGGATTATCCCAGCTATCTGGTTGCGGATATTAATCCTGATTTAATCAACCTCTATAAAAAGGTTGCCGCTGATTGTGAATCGTTTATATCTCGCGCCAGAGTTTTATTTGAGATCGCAAACAGGGAGGTGGCTTATTACAACATAAGGCAGGAGTTTAATTACTCAACTGAAATTACTGATTTCATGAAAGCGGTATATTTCCTGTATCTCAATCGTCACGGTTACCGTGGTTTATGTCGCTATAACAAGAGCGGGCATTTCAACATTCCCTACGGTAATTATAAAAATCCGTATTTCCCTGAAAAAGAAATTCGCGCATTTGCAGAAAAGGCCCAGCGAGCAACGTTTATCTGCGCCAGCTTTGATGAAACGCTGGCGATGTTGAAGGCGGGGGATGTGGTGTATTGCGATCCGCCGTATGACGGTACGTTTTACGGCTATCACACTGACGGCTTCACTGAAGATGACCAGTATCACCTGGCATCTGTTCTTGAACATCGGTCATCAGAAGGACATCCGGTCATTGTTTCTAACAGTGACACATCCCTGATCCGTTCGCTGTATCGCAATTTTACTCACCACTACATCAAGGCAAAACGCAGCATCGGTGTGGCAGCTGGCGAGGGTAAATCAGCAACAGAAATCATTGCTGTTTCCGGGCCGCGCTGCTGGGTGGGATTTGATTATTCGCGTGGCGTGGATAGTTCTGCCGTGTACGGAGTACGTGCATGAGTCATGCCGATATGAACAACTGCTGCGGCTTTAACGAAGCTGCCGCATCGTTCTCATGGAACAGCTCGAAAAAGGCCATTAACCCTTATCTGGACCCGGTGGAAGTTGCGCCGGTTTCTACGCTTTCAAACCTGATCACTCTGTACGCTGCCGATAACGAGCAGGAACAGCTGCGCCGTGAGGCGCTGAGTGATCAGGTCTGGGAGCGTTATTTCTTTAATGAATCCCGTGATCCTGTCCAGCGCGAAATGGAACAGGATAAGCTCATTAGTCGGGCAAAGCTGGCGCATGAGCAGCAGCGTTTTAATCCGGATATGGTCATTCTGGCGGACGTCAACGCCCAGCCTTCCCATATCAGCAAGCCGCTGATGCAACGTATTGAATACTTCAGCAGCCTGGGCAGGCCAAAGGCTTATTCCCGCTATTTACGTGAGACGATTAAGCCATGTCTGGAACGACTGGAGCATGTACGCGACAGTCAGCTATCTGCATCTTTTCGCTTTATGGCAAGCCATGAAGGGCTGGACGGCCTGCTGATCCTGCCTGAAATGAGTCAGGATCAGGTGAAACGCCTGTCCACCCTGGTAGCTGCGCATATGAGTATGTGCCTTGATGCCGCTTGTGGCGATTTGTATGCCACCGATGACGTTAAGCCAGAAGAAATCCGCAATACATGGGAAAGGGTGGCAGCGGAAACCCTGCGTCTGGATGTCATCCCGCCTGCGTTTGAGCAACTCCGTCGGAAAAGAAACCGCCGTAAACCCGTGCCCTATGAACTCATTCCGGGTTCGCTGGCGCGTATGTTGTGCGCCGACTGGTGGTATCGGAAATTATGGAAGATGCGTTGCGAATGGCGGGAAGAGCAGTTGCGTGCTGTCTGCCTTGTCAGCAAAAAAGCATCTCCCTATGTCAGCTATGAAGCCGTGTTGCATAAACGTGAGCAGCGCCGTAAGTCGCTGGAGTTTTTCCGTTCTCATGAACTGGTGAACGAAGACGGCGACACGCTAGACATGGAGGATGTGGTAAACGCCAGCAGCAGCAACCCTGCGCATCGCCGCAATGAGATGATGGCCTGTGTTAAAGGTCTGGAGCTTATCGCGGAAATGCGCGGTGACTGCGCCGTTTTCTACACCATCACCTGTCCGTCACGTTTCCATTCCACGCTAAATAACGGCAGGCCCAACCCGACCTGGACAAATGCGACGGTAAGACAAAGCAGCGATTATCTGGTCGGTATGTTTGCTGCATTTCGTAAGGCGATGCACAAAGCCGGGTTGCGCTGGTATGGCGTGCGGGTGGCTGAGCCGCATCACGACGGCACAGTTCACTGGCACCTGTTGTGTTTCATGCGCAAAAAAGACCGCCGCGCCATTACAGCATTGTTGCGTAAGTTTGCTATCCGTGAAGACCGCGAGGAGCTGGGCAATAACACGGGGCCGCGCTTTAAGTCTGAGCTGATTAACCCGCGCAAAGGAACGCCGACAAGCTACATAGCGAAATACATCAGTAAGAACATTGACGGGCGTGGTCTGGCTGGCGAGATCAGCAAGGAAACGGGTAAATCTCTGCGTGATAACGCTGAATACGTGAATGCCTGGGCGTCTTTGCATCGTGTTCAGCAATTCCGCTTCTTTGGCATTCCGGGGCGTCAGGCTTACCGTGAACTGCGATTGCTGGCTGGTCAGGCGGTAAGGCAAAAGGGGGACAAAAAAGCAGGTGCGCCGGTATTGGATAACCCGCGCCTTGATGCCATCCTGGCTGCTGCTGATGCTGGTTGTTTTGCCACCTACATCATGAAGCAGGGCGGCGTACTGGTTCCCCGTAAATATCACCTCATCAGAACCGCTTATGAAATCAACGAAGAGCCGACCGCCTATGGCGATCACGGCATTCGTATTTATGGCATCTGGTCACCCATTGCAGAGGGCAAGATCTGCACTCATGCAGTGAAGTGGAAAATGGTTCGTAAAGCCGTTGACGTTCAGGAGGCGGCAGCCGACCAGGGCGCTTGCGCCCCTTGGACTCGTGGCAATAACTGTCCCCTTGCTGAAAATTTGAACCAACAGGAGAAAGATAAATCAGCTGATGGGGGCACTAGAACGGACATTACCCGCATGGATGACAAGGAGTTGCACGATTACCTGCACAGTAAGAGCAAAAAAGAGCGCTGGGAACTGGCAGCAAGGTTACGCCTGGTTAAACCGAAACGGCGTAAAGACTACAAACAGCGAATTACAGACCATCAGCGACTGCAGCTCGTCTATGAGCTGAAGTCCAGAGGATTTGATGGTAGCGAGAAAGAGGTCGATTTACTCCTTCGCGGCGGCAGTATTCCGTCAGGAGCAGGCCTGCGTATCTTCTATCGGAACCAGCGTTTGCGGGAAGATGATAAGTGGCGGAACCTGTATTAATTCCGCGGGCTAACAATTCGTGCTCTTAATAATACCAGGCATATCATGCTAATGAATGTAAAAAAACGTTTTACATCAGTAAGATTATTATATACTGTAAATATAAACAGTGGTTATACATACAGTATTGCTTGTGGTGTCATAGGAGGAAAAATGCAGGACTATTTTTTGGAGTCTTTGAAGCTCCAGCGCATTGATTTTTTTCTTAAGCTTGTAGCGGCTAGTGAGTGTAGTGATGAAGAGAAGGGGCTGGCTCTGCAGTGGGTTTCTGAATTGACTGATGAACTCATGGCAAAGATCAGAATCCACGAATACAACCGCTCAATGGATGTCATCAGTTGAGGTGGCTTTTATGCGCATTGAAATAATGATCGATAAAGAGCAGAAAATTAGCCAGTCTACTCTGGACGCCCTTGAATCCGAGCTTTACCGCAATCTGCGCCCCCTGTATCCCAAAGCGGTAATTCGTATCCGTAAAGGTAGCTCTAATGGTGTGGAACTGACCGGACTGCAACTGGACGAAGAAAGAAAACAAGTGATGAAAATTATGCAGAAGGTGTGGGAAGACGACAGCTGGCTGCATTAAGAAACGTTGCTGGCGTCTGAACTTGCTTCTGACGTCAGCAACGTTGAACAACTAGTTTAGTGGGGCATTAGTCATGGGGTAAAATACAGTAACCATTATTTTCACTTCCGCTCAGATTTAACCGAACGTTAGTTTTGCTACGTATGATGGGCTGCAAATTACCTTTTGGGATTTGTGATAGATACGAAAATCCTATTAGATGCTTGTTAGACCGGAAGCGCCACTTCGAACGAAAAGTAATGGCCACTTATGCCGGTTTAAAAGCCTTAACCTTGTATAGTTATTTGAATATTTTCTTCATTAACACCAAAGTATAGGGCTAGCCCTGCTTTTGCCTCCTGAAGTGTTAACGGCTTAACTACATTTTCTTCTTCTTCTTCGTACTCATCACCCGCTTGATCGACAATCGAATTAGTCGGGGTTAATTTTGGAAGAGCTTTAAATTCCAACTTGTCAGCCTCAATGCCAATGTCTTTGAGGTTGCGATAAGATACGGGATTCCGATTGCCATCCCATTGTCCTGGGATGTCAATTTCAGCATAAGAATTGATGTTTATGATCCAGCGTTTAGGGTTTTCTGGAGCCCTGCTTACTCCCGAGATTCGACCGATCATAAAAGCATGATGATGTTTTGCTTCTTGTGATCCCCAGTCCTTTCTCGAATTTTGTACACAAACTAAATATTCGTGCTTAGCTGCATGGCTGGCGTCAAGTCTCCATGCTTGGCTTCCCCCTGTGTTCAAAATCTCTGTTAAACCACGAGCAGTAAGTACAGTAATACAGTTGGTAGTAGCCATTGAATTGTGACCCCGTCTTTTTTAGAGAAATACTATTGATGAATGTAGTTTACGTATTTTTTTATGGAGTAGTCAAGTTAGTATTATGCTCATTATTGGCTGTTTATTGAATATTGTGAGTTAGTACTTTGTGTAGTACCTCTTGATTTATGAGAATTAAATCTAAGTTATGACAAAGGGAGGCAGGGGGAACGCGCAGCGCAAGGTGGACAGGAGGCCATAAGGACTCACTTGAAGTAAGAAAAGATCGATAAAGCAACAATGCATGTCTATGCCGCATGAATTCGCATGATCGTTTGAGGATCGTTTTAGCTGAGGCCCGCCAGGAATGGCGGGCTTTTGTTTATGTCATGCAAGTGCATGAAAACCACTACATAAAGCGGGCAGGCGTGGCGGGGATACGAGCGCGCGTTGCAAACCATGTCGATGCTGTTATCATTTGCAGCAAGTTTTCAAAGTGCTAAAGCATTCTTTAATTCCAAGGTAGGTATAGATATGATAGCCGGGTTGTTTATCCGTAACGTCAAAACATATCAAGGCATAAATTATATTCCTTTGACAGACGCTCCAAATTTTAGCGGTTTCTTAGGAAATAATGGGATAGGGAAAAGCTCAATACTTGAGGCATTGGATGTAATATTTAATGCTAAAGAGTGGAATTATAATACAGCTGTCAAAAAGAGCGGCATAGAAAAAACCAGCCCACATATTGTACCGGTTTTTATATTGGAGGAGGATTTTTTTGATTCTGAGACACTCCCTTTTGCAAAAACGCTAGATGCTTTAGCTAGGGAAGTTAGCTTAGAGGATGCTACAAACTCACAAACAAAAACTATTCTTGAAAATTTTATAAGTCATCGTGATAGACTTTTTGCACGAAATGATATGCAAGGGCAGTTAATTATTCCTATTGGACGCCTTCATAATAATAATATGTCATTATCTGTTTTAGCAGGTAGAAGTCTATCTACTATAATGGAAAAAGATATATTTGGTGCCGGATTCAAGTTAAGTGAAGGTATAGAGTTAGCTAAACATTTTCAAGTTTTATTTGATTATATCACTGGTAAGTTAGAATATTTATATATACCAAAAGAGATTGATACTGAGGTTTTTACTAAGCTTGAGAGTATTGGAACTCAAGTATTGATGGGTGAATCGCTGCATGAAATTCTTGATAGAATAGTTGGTGAGTCAAAAATTGGAGAAATCAACAGAGAACTAAGCGGATTTCTTGAAGATATCTCAACGAAGCTAGTTAACTATACGTATAGAACGCCTTCGGATAGGCAAAAAAGAATTCAAAAAAAAGAAGTCTATAACTTAATTATACAAGCGTTTTTTAACGTCAGAAAATTACATAAAACCCACAATGGCGAGCATTTTTTAGAAATTAGTAATTTGAGTTCGGGGGAAAAGCAGAAGGCTATTATTGATGTTGCGCATGCATTGCTGACAAAGCATAGAAGTAATAGTGATAATTTAATCATAGCCATAGATGAGCCTGAGTCTTCATTGCACATGTCTGCTTGTTTTGAACAATTTCAAGCGTTATCAGAACTAAGTTTAGGATGTAGGCAACTATTGTTTTCCTCTCATTGGTATGGTTTTCTCCCCACCTTGGAAAAGGGAACTGTTACAATAATAACTAAAAAAAATAATGAGCATCTTTTTGATCTGATCAATTTAGCATCTTACCGGGAAGAAATAAAACAACTTGTTCGAGATAGTAGGGGAAAGTTACCATTTGATATTAGAATTAAAAGTATGAATGATTTTACTCAGTCATTATTATCTAGTGCAACAGGTGAGAAACCATATAATTGGTTGATTTGTGAGGGTTCATCGGAAAGAATTTATCTTTCAGCATATTTTAAGGATTTGATAAAGAATCATAATCTTCGTATTGTACCTGTTGGGGGGGCGTCGGAAATTAAAAAAATATATAACTATCTCTCTGCCTGCTATAAGGATGTCGAAGGGGAGATTACCGGAAATATATATTTGTTAGCTGATACTGATAGCCAGTTGGTCAGATATGACGTCGGAACATATCAAAGATTACATTGTAAAAGATTTGTTTATGATTCGTCTAAAAACAGGGCGATCTTAGTTAAGATAGACTCAAATCCGGTATCGCCTGCAACTGAGATAGAGGATGTTTTGAACGCAAAAATCTATTACCAGACCTTATTGTCATTTGCTGGTGATTACGATTATTTAAGTTTCATTAATAATATTGATGCTCCAAGTGATAATCTGGAATCTTACTCAGCTCTTGATCTCAGAGTTAGTGAAAAAAATGCCATAAATAGATTTTTTGATGATGGAAATAATAAGTTTTTATTCGCAAAAAGATATGTTGAATTAATGGCGGAAGAAAATAGTGTTCCAGAGTGGATTAGTGAGATTAGAGAGGTAATGACTTCAGCTTAGTCATTACCTGATTATATTTATTCAGTTACATGAGGTCATAAAATTCGAATTTTATGACCTCATTATCTATCCAATTGTTAATTTCAATTATTTTCTTTTGTAGAGGAAGAAGTTCATTACGAACAAACACTTTACTCGCCTTCTCCACATCCCCAAACCCCCCGACATTATTAGGCATAATCCCCATCATCTGAGGCGGTACACGGTGCGCCGCCATCATGTCATCACGGCTGACGTTCTTGATGTTCAGAAATTCATCCTTCGCTGCGACTTCTGACAATGGGATAATCTGAAGTCCGTCTTTTTTACCATTAGGTGAGTACATAAACAGATTGCGGAAGTTACCCGGACCTTTGGCGCTTTTCATCGCGTTACGGAGATTGTTCACATCTTCCTGGTTCTGCGCGGCATCGGTCATGTACATGATGAAGCCTGCATGGCTGCCATTGATGTAATACTTACGGCGGAACAGCGTGGCGGACTCGTTGAGCAGAGCGGATGGAATAGCAGAAAGATAGCCAGGCAGGCCGTAGATCTCCTGGTTGATGTCCGGTTCCATCAGATGAAAGATGCTGCCTTTCGTGAACTGATACGGCTGGGTTGTCATACCGTATTGCACAAACCAGTAGGTATCCAGGTCTAACCCGCGTCGGGTGTATTTTGCCAGAGCAGGCTCAAGGGCGATAATTTCACCGAAGCGGTTCGTGCGTTTCTCCAGGTAGGCGTTACCAAATACCAGATAGTCCTGCACAAAACGTGAAAAAGCCTGCTGGCTGAGCAACGGGTGAGGGATATAGGTGCTGGTCAGAATGTTGCACTTTACTGCAATCGGTGAGCTGTGGTGTACGGCGGCGCGGAAGGTTCGCGCCAGGCCGTCGAAACTCACTGGTGGCTCATACCAACGGTCCATCTGTACGCATTCCACATAGTCCAGCAGTTCGCGGCGGTCCAGAACAGGAACGGGATCACCGAAGCTGAATGCTTCGGCTGAAGTCTGGTTTTTATGCTGGATCTGTTTCGTCGCCGCAGCGCGGTTCTTCTTACTCTTTCCCATCAAAAAATCTCCACAATATTGCTGGTATTGGCGGACTCGCCCTGCAGTGGTTCGTTAAACAGTGCGTGCATTGTTGCCCAGGCCAGATCGGCATGGCTGGCTTCTTCGCTGCGGCTGGCTTCATAGGTCGGGCGGTTGCCGCTGGCGGTGGTGGCGCGACGGATTGCCATGAATGACTGCGCAATGTCGGTGTGCCCGGCGTCAAACTCAAGACGGCGGTGGCTGATAATGTCGTAGGCCTTGAGTACCAGGGCGTTTTTAACGTTGGGGTTGTAGACAAACTCCCGGACGGCAGGAAAAAACGCTTTCACGTTCTCGTAAACCCCGTGACCAACGCCGGTTGAGTCGATGCCGATATAGGTCACGTTGTACTGTTCGGTCAGTTTTTTGATGGCGTCAGCCTGGGCGCGGAAGTCCATCCCGCGCCACTGGTGACGCTCAAGAATGCGGAACTTACCACCTGGCACGGCTGGCGGCGCCACCACCACGCATCCGGCGCTGTCGCCGTTCTGCGTACCTTTCGCCGGGTCATAACCGATCCATACTTCGCGCCAGCCAAACGGGCGCAGGGCCAGTGCATGAAAGTCGGTCCAGACTTCCCAGCTGTCCACCATGCACGCCTGTAGTTCGCTGAGTGGGAATACGGACGCTAGATCGTCCACGAACTCACACATCAGCAGGTTCTGGTATTCGTCCGGGCTGTACTCCATGCGCAACTGGTCGAGGTCGAACAGGTTACAGCCACCGCGCACCGCATCTTCCACTGTGACTATCTGGCGGTACTGCCCGTCTGCGCACAGCAGGCCGGGGGCAAGATTGCTGTGGGACAGGTCGATGTCCACCTTGTCGGCTTTGTTACGCCCACGGTTGAACAGCACACCGGACCAGAACGGATAAGCACTGTGGGTCAGGCTGGATGGCGTGGAAAAATAGGTTTGTCGCCATTTTTTGTGAATAGCCATACCGGAAGCCACTTTGCGCAGCTCCTGGAATTTCGGTATCCAGAAATATTCATCCAGATACAGGTTGCCGTGATAACTCTGGGCAGTGCGGGCATTGGTGCCGAGGAAGTAAAGCGTGGCCCCGTTAGGAAGCACCATCGGATCGCCTTTCAGCTCCACATCCACTTCTTTGGCGAAGTCGATGATGTACTGCTTAAAGACGTGGGCCTGTGCCTTGCTGGCGGAAAGAAAAATCTGGTTACGTCCGGTAAGCAGAGCGTCAATCAGGGCTTCACGGGCAAAGTAAAAGGTCGCGCCGATCTGGCGTGACTTCAGCAGGTTGCGGATGCGGTTGGTTTTTCCGGCTTCCCACCAGTGGCGCTGGTAGTTGAACATGGAGGAATGGAAAATTTCTTCCAGCTTCTCAATCTGTTCATCGGTGAAAACGTTCTTTTCCGGCTGACGGCGTGGGCCTTTGTTGCGGTTGGCGACGTTAGGGTTTAAATCGGCTTCGTTGCCGCCATTGTTAAACTTGCCGATCCGCGCGTGGCGTTCCGACTGGCGCGCCAGCAGGTCAATCTCTTTGAAATCTTTCCCTTCTTTGTGCTCCTTCATAATGAGCTGGCAGTAGCGTGCGGCGGTGGTGAGCTGCATCTGATCCAGCGGCCCATAGTCACCCCACTTGTCGCGTTTTTTCCAGCTGTGAACGGTTGCAACTTTCTCGCCCAGCATTTCAGCAATGCGGGCGACGCGGTATCCCTGAAAGTACAGCAGCATGGCCTGCCGACGGGGATCGAGATCTGCGGGTGTCAGTGTGGTGTTCATGGCACAAACCTACAGCCTTGAATGAAGGCTTTCCCCGCCTGCGGTTTGTGTGGTTGTCGGTACAAATACCGCGCATTGTTTCACTGCCCCCATCACCGCAACCATAAGGCTCCTGTAAGTTTTTTCTAACGGAGCACGGCTCATGACAGTGAAAGCAAAGCGTTTTCGCATCGGGGTGGAAGGTGCCACCACCGACGGACGCGAAATCCAGCGTGAATGGCTGGAACAGATGGCAGCCAGCTACAACCCGGCGGTGTATACCGCGCTGATTAATCTTGAGCACATCAAGTCTTATCTGCCGGACAGCACCTTTAACCGCTACGGCAAGGTGACGGCGCTGTTTGCTGAAGAAATCACGGAAGGTCCGCTGGCAGGCAAGATGGCGCTGTATGCCGACGTTGAGCCAACGGAATCTCTGGTGGAGCTGGTGAAAAAAGGCCAGAAATTATTCACATCTATGGAAGTCAGCCCGAAGTTTGCTGATACGGGCAAAGCCTATCTGGTCGGCCTGGCTGCCACTGATGATCCCGCCAGTCTGGGTACGGAAATGCTGACATTCAGCGCCAGTGCAGCCCATAACCCGCTGGCAAACCGCAAGCAGAATCCCGCCAATCTTTTTACCGCTGCAGAGGAAACGGTGATCGAACTGGAAGAAATCCAGGATGACAAACCGTCCCTGTTTGCCCGTGTCACGGCGCTGTTTACCAAAAAAGAGCAGTCCGATGACGCCCGGTTCTCTGATGTGCATAAGGCCGTGGAGCTGGTCGCCACTGAGCAGCAGAACCTGAGCGCACGCACCGAAAAATCCCTGTCTGAGCAGGAAGAACGTCTGTCTGAGCTGGAGACTGCCCTGCAGGCACAGCAGACCGCCTTTAACGAACTGGTGAATAAGCTGAGTCATGAAGACAGCCGCCAGGACTACCGCCAGCGTGCAACAGGCGGTAACGCCCCCGCTGACACTCTGACCAATTGCTGATGGAGCACAAAACCTGATGAAGAAGAATACCCGCTTTGCTTTTAACGCTTACCTGCAGCAGCTGGCGCGTCTGAACGGTGTGGCAGTTGAAGAGCTGTCCAGCAAGTTCACCATGGAGCCGTCTGTGCAGCAGACGCTGGAAGACCAGATCCAGCAATCCGCCGCTTTCCTGACGCTGATTAACGTCACGCCAGTGACCGAGCAGTCTGGTCAGCTGCTGGGGCTGGGTGTTGGCAGCACCATTGCCGGAACCACTGATACCACCGCGAAAGAGCGTGAGCCTGTCGATCCGACGCTGATGGTCGATGTGGAATACAAATGCGAGCAGACCAACTTTGACACGGTGCTGACCTACGCGAAGCTGGATCTGTGGGCGAAGTTTCAGGATTTCCAGGTGCGCATCCGTGACGCCATCGTGAAACGTCAGGCACTGGACCGCATCATGATCGGCTTTAACGGCGTGAAGCGTGCGAAAACCTCCAACCGTAGCGAAAACCCGCTGCTGCAGGATGTGAACAAAGGCTGGTTGCAGAAAATCCGTGAGGATGCACCGGATCACGTCATGGGCAGCACCACCACGGGCGGTGAAACCACACCGGGTGCGGTGAAAGTCGGGAAAGGTGGAGAATATGCCAACCTGGACGCCGTGGTGATGGATGCCGTCAATGAGCTTATCGACGTGGTCTACCAGGACGATGACGATCTGGTGGTGATTTGCGGTCGTGAACTGTTGTCTGACAAGTATTTCCCGCTGGTCAACAAAGAGCAGGAGAACAGTGAAAAACTGGCTGCCGATATGATCATCAGCCAGAAACGCATGGGTGGCCTGCAGGCCGTGCGTGCGCCGTTCTTCCCGCCGAATGCGCTGCTGATCACCCGTCTGGATAACCTGTCCATCTACTGGCAGGAAGACACCCGTCGCCGTTCAGTTATCGACAACCCGAAACGTGACCGGATTGAAAACTTTGAATCCGTTAACGAAGCCTATGTGGTTGAGGACTACCGCTGCGCCGCACTGGTGGAAAACATCCAGATTGGCGATTTCAGCGCCGCTGCAGCAGAAGCCGGAGCGTAACCCATGAGCCTGAGTCCCGCACGGCAGCATCGCCTGCGCGTTCAGGCTGAACAGGCCGCCCGCGAGGGCGGCAGCGTTCGCCACGCGTCGGGCTATGACCTGATGCTGCTGCAACTGGCGGAAGACCGCCGCCGTCTCAAGGGCGTTCAGTCCACGGTCAAAAAAGCGGAAATCAAGGTGGAGTTGCTGCCGAAATACGCCGCCTGGGCGGAGGGTGTCCTGGCTGCCGGAGGCGCTCAACAGGATGACGTGCTGATGTACGTGATGCTGTGGCGCATTGATGCCGGAGATTATGCCGGGGCGCTGGAGATCGGGCGTCATGCCCTGCGTCATGGCTGGGTGATGCCGCTGGGTAACCGCAACGTGCAGACCGTGCTGGCAGAGGAAATGGCAGACGCGGCGCAGAGCGCAATGCTTGCTGCCACCGGCTTTGATGCAGATCTGTTGCTGCAGACGCTGGAGCTGACAGACGGTCTGGATATGCCGGACCAGTCACGGGCGCGTCTGCATAAAGCGATTGGCGCTGTCCTGAGTGAAAGTAATCCGGCTTCCGCTCTTAATCATCTCAACCATGCGTTACAGCTCGATCCCCGCTGTGGCGTGAAAAAAGACAAACAGCAGCTGGAGCGCAGACTGCGCAATGACAGCCGCTGACAGAACGTGCCCCCGCGCACGGGCGGCACGGGGTGGCGAAAGGCACAGCCACATCAAAACCCCGTCCACCGCCCTCTATTTCAGGAGAAAGCAGCATGAAGTTTGTTGCGCCAGAACAGGCACCGGAACAGGCGGAAATCATCAGGAATACGCCGTTCTGGCCTGATGTGGACCTGTCGGAGTTTCGCAGTGTCATGCGCACTGACGGCACGGTGACGCAGCCGCGTTTAAAACAGGTTGCCCTGTCGGCAATTTCGGAGGTCAACGCAGAGCTGTATGAGTTTCGCAGACGCCAGCAGATGCTGGGATATGCCTCGCTGGCAGAGGTTCCGGCAGAACAGCTGGATGGGAAAAGTGAGCGCATTCAGCACTATTTCAACGCGGTTTACTGCTGGGCACGCGCCATGCTCAACGAACGATACCAGGACTATGACGCTACGGCATCCGGTGTGAAGCGGGGCGAAGAACTGTCAGAAGCCAGCGGTGATTTGTGGCGTGACGCCCGCTGGGCCATCAGCCGGGTGCAGGATGCGCCGCACTGCACAGTGGAGCTTATCTGATGAAAGTGCGTGCGCATCAGTATGACACGGTGGACGCGCTTTGCTGGCGTCATTACGGGCGCACGCAGGGTGTCACGGAGCAGGTACTGAAGGCAAATCCGGGGCTTGCCGAATACGGCCCCTTTTTACCTCACGGGCTGCAGGTGGAGCTGCCGGACATTCCGACCACCACCACCGTGCAGACCGTCCGGCTATGGGACTGAATTATGACGCTTGAGCGAATCAGCGCCTTTATCACGTATTGCATCGCCGTCGTGCTGGCCTGGCTGGGCGATTTGTCCATCAAGGATGCCTCAACGCTGGGCGGCCTGATGATTGGTGTGCTGATGCTGGCTATCAACTGGTACTACAAACACAAAGCCTACCAGCTTCTGCGCGACGGGCAGATCTCGCGGGAGGACTATGAATCCATCAATCGTTAAACGCTGCCTTGTCGGGACCGTGCTGGCTATTGCTGCCACGCTGCCGGGTTTTCAGCAGCTTCACACCTCCGTGGAGGGGCTGAAACTGATTGTCGATTACGAAGGCTGTCGTCTGCAGCCGTATCAGTGCAGCGCGGGTGTCTGGACCGACGGCATTGGTAATACATCGGGCGTCATTCCCGGCAAAACAATCACGGAACGACAGGCAGCAGAAGGGCTGATTTCCAACGTGCTGCGTGTGGAGCGGGCGCTGGAAAGGTGTGTGAAGCAACAGCCGCCGCAGAAGGTATATGACGCTACGGTGTCGTTTGCCTTCAACGTGGGAACGGGCAATGCCTGCAGTTCCACACTGGTGAAATTACTCAATCAGCGGCGCTGGGCGGATGCATGCCGACAGTTGCCGCGCTGGGTTTATGTAAAAGGTGTGTTTAATCAGGGGCTGGATAACCGCCGTGCGCGGGAGATGGCCTGGTGCCTTAAAGGAGCTGGACTATGACGCGTGCACTGGCAGTAGTGGTGGCGCTGGCACTCGTTGCGCTGGGCTGGCAGTCGTGGCGGCTTAACAGCGCCAGCCACACCATCGAAACGCAGCGCACGGCGCTGAAAAGTAAAGCGCAGGAACTGACGAAGAAAAACAGCCAGCTGATCGGTCTGTCCATTCTGGCTGAAACCAATAACCGGGAGCAGGCGCGGCTCTATACCGAAGCAGAGCAGACTAGCGCACTGCTGAGACAACGACAACGCCGGATCGAGGAACTGAAACGTGAGAACGAGGATTTACGCCGCTGGGCTGATACTTCTTTGCCTGCTGACATTATCCGGCTGCGGGAACGTCCGGTACTCACCGGAGGTGCAGCTTACCGTCAGTGGTTGTCCGCGAGTGACGCCGTGTCGGCTGGAGCAGGCAGCGCCGCGCACTAACGGTGGTCTGAACGCATTGCTGGATGAAACGGAGGCCGCCTGGGCGGTCTGTGCAGACAAAGTGGACATGATTATTGCGTGTCAGGAGCGAAACAATGAACAAACCACAATCCCTGCGCCACGCCCTCAATAAAGCAGTGCCTTATGTCCGCAATAACCCGGACAAACTGCATCTGTTTGTGGATAACGGTTCGTTGGTTGCCACGGGGGCCAGCTCCATGTCATGGGAGTACCGCTATACCCTGAACGTGGTGATAGAGGATTTCAGCGGCGACCAGAATCTGCTGATGGCCCCGGTTTTATTGTGGCTGCGGGATAACCAGCCCGATGCCATCAATAACCCGGCGTTACGGGAAAAGCTATTCACCTTTGAGGTAGATATTCTGCGCAACGATGTCTGTGATATCAGCCTAAACCTGCAACTGACGGAACGTGTGCTGGTCAGCACTGACGGCAGTGTGTCGAGCGTTGAAGCTGTAGCAGAACCTGATGAACCTGAAGAAATGTGGACGGTGAAACGTGGCTGAACTGCAGAAGGTGGACGACTGGCTTAGTGCCTTACTGGCGAATCTGGAACCAGCCGCAAGAAGCCGCATGATGCGCCAGCTGGCGCAGGAACTGCGCCGGACACAGCAGCAGAATATCAGGATACAGCGCAATCCAGATGGCAGCAGTTATGAACCGCGCAGGGTAACAGCACGCAGTAAAAAAGGCCGTATCAAACGTCAGATGTTTGCAAAGCTGCGCACCACTAAATACCTGAAAACTGCCGCCAGTGCCGATTCTGCCAGCGTGCAGTTTGAAGGTAAGGTGCAGCGCATTGCCCGCGTTCACCATTACGGCCTCCGTGATCGCGTCAGTCGCAAAGGACCGGAGGTCCGTTACGCAGAGCGTCGCCTGCTGGGTGTAAATGATGATGTGGAAACTGTCATTCAGGATGCTTTGCTAAATTGGTTACAGAGATGAATAAAACCACATTTATAAAATTTAGTTTACTTTTTACTGATAAATGGATTCCTATCAATCCATGAGTCCCAGTTTATATAATTATCATCAAATCCTATGAATTTCATTAGTACAAGTGGCACCAGTAAATTCAAATTTGATGAGTAATCTTGAATTTCAATTTTGCCATCTGAGTTTTTTTCATCAAGATAGGCAATGTATTTACCATTGTGGAACAGCGAGTGACGGAGTTTGCAGTAATGCATAATGTTTCTTTGAGCTAATGTATGTCCTGTTTTTTCGACATTAAAACCATATTCTTTTAAAACCTGAGTGATTATTTGTGGTGTTTTGGCAGGGGAGTAGTCATTTTTAATAAATCTGCAAAGTGCTTCTAGTGCCGAGAATAATAAATAATATCTGACGTCGATATAATTTATTGAGTCGCGGAAAGCTAGCATTGATTTAAAAAATGATGTTCTAAAGGCATCTTGTTTTAGCATGGCTTTACTATTTAGTTTTTCCATGGCTAAGCAAATAAAATTTTCTCGGCTGTTTGGTATAAAATAATCTTCCATGATGATAATGCCCGCACCCTTATCTCTTTTTTTGTCAAGCTTTTGGGGTAGAGATGGTTTGAAATTGAAAGGGGTTTCATCATTTTCAAGTTCTCCTGAAATGATTACATTTTTTTGTTCAATAAAACTAAGAACTGCTTGTAAATCAAAAATAAGCTGCTGTTGAGTGGCGTAGTTATTCGAGTTTGGTTTGAAAAAACCAGTGAGGATGTACCTATCATTAGCCCAGCCATTTTTTTTTAACTCACCCCATGAACTGAAAATAGGAGTTAACTCACCACCGTCAAATGTGATTTTTTTAGTGAAATTAAATCCATAAATTGCGATTTGTGTCATCTTAAATACCTTAGAAATTGTTTCTCTTTTGTGTGGTTCTCCATACATACGCTCTGTATTACATCACTCTACCAGGTTGTGCAAGGATCGCTCTCATGAATGCACAACTGACTGAAATCATGCGCCTTATCACCAACCTGATCCGCACAGGTGTAGTCACCGAAGTGGACCGGGAAAACTGGCTTTGTCGGGTGAAAACGGGCGACCTTGAAACCAACTGGATTAACTGGCTGACGCTGCGCGCGGGTAATGCCCGCACATGGTGGAAACCATCGGAAGGTGAGCAGGTGGTGCTGCTGAGTCTGGGCGGCAATCTGGAGACTGCCTTTGCGCTGCCCGCTGTCTATTCGAATCAGTTCGCACCACCGTCGACGTCGGCGGACGCCTGCGTGACAGAACATCCTGACGGTGGCTGGTTTGAATACGAACCCGCAACCGGGCGCTGGTATGTCAGGGGCATCAAATCAATGGTCATTGAGGCCGCTGACAACATCACCATGAAAACCAGAGAGTTTGTACTGGAGGCTGACCGCACGCGCATTAACAGCGAAGTGGTGATCAATGGTGGCGTTACCCAGGGCGGCGGTGCGATGAGTTCTAACGGGATCGTGGTTGATGCGCATCAGCATACTGGCGTCCAGAAAGGTGGCGACACCACCGGAGGCCCGGTATGACGCTTTATATCGGGATGAACAATACCAGCGGTAAAGCCATTACTGATATTGACCATCTGCGCCAGTCGGTGCGGGATATTCTGCTGACGCCGCAGGGTAGCCGCATTGCCCGTCGTGAATATGGTTCCCTGCTGTCGGCGCTGATAGACCAGCCACAAAATCCGGCGTTACGCCTGCAGATTATGTCGGCGGTGTATGTGGCGCTGAGTCGCTGGGAGCCTCGGCTGACGCTGGAGTCCATCACCATCAACAGCAATTTTGACGGTTCTATGGTGGTGGAACTGACCGGACAGCGTAATAACGGTGTGCCTGTTTCCCTTTCCGTATCAACAGGAGCCGAGAATGGCAGTGATTGACCTTTCGCAGTTGCCTGCACCGCAGATTGTGGATGTGCCGGACTTTGAAACGCTGTTTGCAGAACGTAAGGCAGAATTTGTGGCGCTCCATCCGAAAGATGAGCGGGAAGCTGTGATGCGTACGCTGGAACTGGAATCTGAACCCGTCACCAAATTGTTGCAGGAGAACGCTTACCGTGAGTTGCTTCTGCGCCAGCGCATTAACGAAGCCGCGCAGGCGGTGATGGTAGCTTATGCCATGGGAGGCGATCTGGATCAGCTCGCCGCCAACTATAACGTGAAACGCCTGACAGTGACGCCAGCTGATAATGACGCTGTGCCGCCAGTGGCGGCTGTGATGGAAAGCGATGAAGCGTTACGCCTGCGTGTGCCTGCAGCCTTTGAAGGGCTTTCGGTTGCGGGGCCAACTGCAGCTTATGAATTTCATGCCCGAAGCGCCGACGGTCGGGTGGCGGATGCCAGTGCAACCAGCCCGGCACCTGCAGAGGTGGTGCTGACTGTCCTTAGCCGCGAAGGCGATGGAACTGCAGAAAAAGACCTGCTGGATGTGGTGGAGAAAGCCCTGAACAGTGAGAACGTCCGCCCGGTGGCTGACCGTCTGACGGTTCGCAGCGCAGAAATCATCCCGTACCGCGTGGAAGCCACTATTTTTCTCTATCCGGGACCGGAAGCAGAGCCGGTAATGGCAGCGGCAAAAGCCAGCCTGCAGAAGTACATCGCCAGTCAGACGCGTCTTGGTCGGGATATTCGCCGTAGCGCCATCTTTGCCGCCCTGCATGTTGAGGGTGTGCAGCGTGTGGAGCTGGCTTCTCCTCTGGCGGATGTGGTCCTGAACAAAACACAGGCGGCATCATGTACGCAGTGGAGCGTAACCAACGGAGGAACGGATGAATAGTCTGCTGCCACCGGGTTCAACTTCACTGGAGCGCCGACTGGCGCAAACCTGTAGCGGGATTTCTGATCTGCAGGTGCCGCTGCGTGACTTGTGGAATCCGGCTACCTGTCCGGTCAGTTTCCTGCCTTATCTCGCCTGGGCGTTCTCTGTGGATCGCTGGGACGAGGGCTGGACAGAAAGCGTCAAACGCCAGGTAGTGAAGGATGCTTTTTATATTCATCAGCATAAAGGAACCACCAGTGCCGTGCGGCGGGTGGTGGAACCGTTCGGATTCCTGATCCGCATTATTGAGTGGTGGCAGACCGGAGAAACACCGGGCACGTTTCGCCTGGATATCGGCGTGCAGGACCAGGGCATCACTGAAGATACCTATCTGGAACTTGAGCGGCTGATAAGCGATGCCAAACCATGTAGCCGTCACATGATCGGCATGTCCATCAATCTGCAGACCAGCGGTCCGCATTGGGTGGGGGCCGCCAGCTATCTTGGCGAAGAAATCACGATCTATCCGTATATCAACGAAACAATTATTTCTGGCGGCACCGCGCATGAAGGCGGGGCGGTCCATGTTATTGACACAATGAGAGTGAATCCATGAGCACAAAATTTTATACCCTGCTGACGGATATTGGCGCGGCGAAACTTGCCAGCGCCGCCGCGCTCGGTGTGCCGCTAAAAATTACCCATATGGCGGTCGGCGATGGCGGCGGAGTATTGCCAACGCCAGACTCAAAGCAGACTGCACTGGTAAATGAGAAACGCCGGGCTGCGCTGAATATGCTCTATATCGACCCGCAGAACAGCAGCCAGATTATTGCCGAACAGGTGATCCCTGAAAACGAGGGCGGTTGGTGGATACGTGAAGTGGGCTTGTTTGATGAGTCCGGGGCATTGATTGCCGTGGGCAACTGCCCGGAAAGCTATAAGCCGCAACTGGCTGAAGGTAGCGGGCGCACTCAGACCGTGCGCATGGTGCTGATTACCAGCAGCACGGACAATATCACCCTGAAAATCGACCCTGCCGTCGTGCTGGCAACCCGCAAGTATGTGGATGACAAGGTACTGGAGCTGAAGGTGTTCGTGGATGATAAGATGGCAAAACATCTTGCCGCACCGGACCCGCATTCACAGTATGCCCCCAAAGAAAGCCCGACATTGACCGGAACACCCAAAGCGCCAACGCCAGCGGAGGGGAATAACACCACGCAGATTGCGACCACCGCGTTTGTTCAGGCGGCACTGATGGCCCTTATTAATGGTGCGCCAGCCACACTGGATACGCTGAAAGAAATTGCCGCTGCCATTAATAATGACCCGAAATTCAGTACCACCATTAACAATGCGCTGGCACTGAAAGCGCCGCTGTCGAGTCCGGCACTCACCGGAACGCCAACAGCACCTACTGCGGCACAGTCGGTCAACAATACACAGATTGCCACCACGGCATTTGTGAAATCGGCGATTGCGGCAATGGTGGGTTCTGCACCTGCGGCACTGGATACACTGAACGAACTGGCGGCGGCACTGGGGAATGATCCGAACTTTGCCACGACAATGCTTAATGCGCTGTCAGGTAAACAACCGCTGGACAATACGCTTACCAATTTGAGTGGAAAGGATGTAGCTGGTCTTCTCACATACCTTGGTTTGGGAGAAGGCTCTGCATTACCTGTTGGTGTCCCTGTTCCGTGGCCTTCAGCCACTCCGCCAACAGGCTGGCTGAAATGCAATGGTGCAGCTTTTTCTGCTGAAGAATACCCGGAACTGGCAAAAGTTTACCCGACAAATAAATTGCCTGATTTACGTGGTGAGTTTATTCGTGGCTGGGATGACGGGCGGGGGATTGATACAGGTCGCTCTATTTTAAGTATTCAGGGGTATGCAACGGAGGATCATGCTCATGGATTACCGTCAAGATCCACGATTGTGACTGATGCAACGATTAATTTCTATTTTGATGAAAGCTGGGTAAATAGTGGCACTGACATTATCAAAAGAGGAAACACAAACGATGCCGGATTACCAGCACCGGATTATGGAACCTTTAAAACATATAAACAATCAGTGGCTGGTTTAGGTGCCGCAGCCTCAGAAACGCGTCCGCGTAATATTGCATTTAACTATATCGTGAGGGCAGCCTGATGCATAAAGCAATATTAAATAGTGAGCTCATTGCAACAAAGGCAGGGGATGTTACCGTTTATAACTATGATGGTGAAACACGGGAATATATTTCCACTTCAAATGAATATCTTGCCGTTGGTGTCGGCATTCCGGCATGTTCCTGTTTAGATGCCCCTGGCACACATAAGGCTGGTTATGCAATCTGCCGTTCTGCAGATTTTAACTCATGGGAATATGTGCCAGACCATCGCGGTGAAACGGTCTATAGCACCAAAACAGGAGAATCAAAAGAAATCACCGCTCCGGGTGATTATCCTGAAAATACAACCACTATCGCCCCGTTAACGCCATACGATGAATGGGATGGTGAGAAATGGGTAACAGATACTGTGGCACAGCATAGCGCCGCAGTAGGCGCGGCAGAAGCACAGCGTCAGTCACTGATTGATACTGCAATGGCTTCCATTAGTCTGATTCAGCTGAAATTGCAGGCCGGACGGAATCTGACGCAGGCAGAAACCGCCCGACTTAACGCTGCGCTGGATTACATTGACGCGGTGACGGCAACAGATACCAGCACCGCGCCGGATGTCATCTGGCCTGAACTGCCGGAGGCGTAGGCCATTCAATATCTGGCGCACCGGAAGTATCGACCAGTTCCAGTGCGTCCAGATAATCCAGCCACAAATTATATTGCGCCAGTTCCTCACCTTTCAG